TCTGTAACCGAATAATCTTTGTTTGACTTAATTTTTAGGTACTCAAAAAGGAAGGTTAATCTTAATTGAATACAATTCATCATACCCTGAATGTTATCAGTGCATTTTTGTTGTAATCCAATTAATCTATTCTTCAAAGACAATGAGCTGACATTGCTGGCGAGCTTTTCATTGTGATCGATGTGAGATGCCAACATATAGATATTATTTTGAATAGTTGTAAGCGTATTATTTACATATTCACTTGGCAAATCTTTAATTAACCAAGAAACTTTACCACCTATAGGAACTTGAATAATTCCAAGCTTTTTCATTAATAATAGTTCATCCTCTGCAAGCTGGCATCCTTCTATTACTAAATAACTATTCTTAAAGTCTAATATCTCACTTACACTAGTGGAAATAGTATTTTCGTAGCCGTCTTGAGAATCTTTAATTTTACCATATATTGTTTCCATAATGGTACCAATTCTACAAACAGATACAGGTACCCTATTGAATATATTAATGTCTATTTCGCCAATCTGATTGAAATTAGAACCACTAACAGTATAATGAGTTATTGTATTACCCTCGTATACATCGGCATATTGTGTTTCTGTATCGAATTTAGTTTGGAAAAATCGTATTAGTAATTGTACATCGCCAAAGTCATCTTCTACGATGTAGGAATTTTTCGGATTCAAAATCAAAACTGAAAATTTTCCTAATTTATTAACATAATATAATTCGTAGGATTCACTATAGATTAATGCTTGCTTTAGAGTTTCCTTATTATGTTTTTCACTCCAATGTTTGAAATTTAATCTAATATCCTCAACAACTTCTTTATCGCCTGAATGACTTATGTAATTTATTGGATTAGCTACGCAATAACTTGATTCCTCATTAACAAATTTCTGAACAAAGCTATTTTGAATCTTTTCATTGGCTCTATCATCACCTGTTGCTATATTATTTAGTACTACATCACTGAGCCCGTCATAGTAATTACTCATCTCAATATACGTTGGAAGTTTATAGTCATAGTCTAATTTGCAATTTTGTAAGTATGTTATATCCATTTTTCACCGTCCTTTGTGTTTTTATATTCCTAATAATCTACGATCTAGGAATGTTAATTTTCTAATTGTGTGTATCTCATCTATTTTCAATGCAAATTCAGCTACACAATCTATAGCATCATCTTTAAGGCTTGTCTTTTGTCCAGTAAATGCTTGACATTGCTGTATAAAATCTTCATTATCTTCACAAAAAATCAACGAACCTGAGTTAATCGAATCTATCTGAGTTGATATTTTTTGGTCTTTGTTAGCTGTCTGGTGCTTATTAATAAACTCTAAATTTCTATTTAATAAACTTTTATCTTGCTTAATTAGCTTCTGAATCGCAATAACGTCCGAACTATTGAACGTGTTGCGCTCGATGACAATATGTGTTATCAAAACGTACTTTTTTAAGAACTCTATTACCCTATTACAATATTGGTCAAAGGTTAATTTCTCAATAACACCTTCTATAACATATTTAAATCCATTCTCGCCTAATCCACCACATAATATTGCAGTATAATCTGATTTATTAGTAACGGTAGATGCTGGATCACACACCAAAATTGTTTTTGACATAGGGGTAGATAATATTTCTGCATATGGCATTTTTCTAATAGATTTAAACCACTTTTCACCTACATTTTCGCAATCAACCATTAACTCTTGCATAAATGAGGATCTTTGAGTAAAGTACTTATTAGCAAGTTTTCTACAGTTATATTTTTCCCATATTGTTGGGAATGTCATATTCTCAATGTTTTCATTGTAGTATGTTTCTAATATTGAATCCTTATCTTCTTTATTGATTTTGGTATTGAATAATATTTTATTATAATTCTGCCAATATTCATTATTCTGAAAGTATTCGTCTATATTAAAATCAACTACTGCCCTTTTGAATACTTTGAACTGAGGATCTTTACGAATGGTATTTATGAAGCAATCAGCAGCCAGTGGAGTTCCTAAAATTATGAATTTAGTACCCATTTTGATTTGCTTACCATTTCTTATTACTGGCTCGTCACCAGCTTCTAATATTTCTTTATAGAATTTATTAATTGCATTTTCTTTAGCATTTTCAGTCTTAATACTATCTGCACTAAGAATATCATCAATAGTAATTGCCATAGGTCTAAAAATTCCATCTGGTGCAGAATATGTAGTACCACGAATTGAAGTTTCCCATCCGTAAGCACGAATACAAGTATCATTGTCTAATTCAAGTTCTTGTTGATTTACAGTTCTTTTTCCAGAGATTAGATTGCCAAAACCTTTAACAATAGGCTCAAATTTAAAGAACTTTTTTATATCGTCCATAAAATCTGAAGAATCTTGTTTAGTTTTACCTATTACAATTGAGTATCTTGAAATACGATAAAGAGTCATGTAGCAATTTAGTGCTTTATTTATAACCGTGGTTTTCGATGCCCCTCTACTTAAAATAAATTCCTCAAAGTTGTATTTGTCCTCTATTATTAGTTTTTGTAACTCCTCCCATATTTCATAATGGAAAGCACCTAAATTTCTAGCAGTGTTATTCTCTTTAGGAGTGAATACGTCCTGAAGGAAATACAAAAAGAAAAAAGTTATATTTTTACGTCCTAAATCTACAGCTAATCCATTCTTACCCCAAAGATTAGTAGAAGCCTTAATTGTTTCATGTGCTTTTGCTTTTGCTATTGCTTTTGGGTACCTATGATCCTTCATTAATTGTAGTGTTAAATATTTCCATAATGTCTGTTGATTATATATATCTTCTTTTTCTTTTGTTGTCATATTCACCTCCAAATGTAAGATTTTTAGAAAAAAATTGTTTTTAACTAACGCACGCTGTTTTTTAAATTTCCAAAATTAGAATGGCACGGGGTAGTCTAAGCACGCAAAAATACACCCTAATAAACATATCAGAGTGTATAATCTAGCTTTATTATTTAATTAAATTACTTATTTAAGTTTGAATGAAACCGCTATTTCATCATGTTATAAGCACTCTTCGTACTGCTTTACCAGCTTATAGAAGGTTGTTTTCTTTATATCAAGTATCTTCATTACTTCAACACCTGTTATAATGTCTTGCTTCATCATGTCATAGTACTTACTCCATTGCTTAGGGTACTCAATAGGCTTTCTACCCTTGTATATCTTAGCATCCTTAGCACATGCTATACCTTCTATCTGTCTATCCTTGAGATAGTCACGTTCTAACTGTGCTACTGCTCCAAATATAGTAAGCATAAACATTCCAGTAGGTGTAGTAGTATCTATTGATTCCTTTAGTGATATGAATATAACACCCTTATCATTAAGTTGATCTACTAAGCTTATTAAGTCCTTAGTATTTCTAGCAAATCTACTGATACTATCTACTAATAACCTATCACCCTTAGTTAATACTGTCATTAGCTTACCTAATTCAGGTCTATCTGTGATATTCTTACCACTAACCTTTTCCATATAAACGCACTGTAATGGCACGTTATGCTCTTTAGCCTTGACCTCTTGTCTAATTGTATTCTGATCCTTAGTTGATACTCTAATATAGAAATAAGTAGCCATAAACAAATCACCTTTTCCCAATTTAATAATAATACTAGTGTAGCATATAGTTCGTTTGAAGTCAACATTTATATGCGAACTAATATGATACCCTTTTATATGGCTCTTATGCCCATTATCATGGGTTAATTGTGCTATTGTCTAGCTTATACCCTATTCGAACTATGCGAACTACTCTATTCCTATTAGTTCAGGCTCTTCATAATCAGGAATATCGTCAATGACAGATCCATTATCCTCTATTTGAGTAGTCGCAGTAATCTCTAATTTGTTAGAAATTTTACCAATATTACGATTTAAGATTTCTTTGCATATCTCAAACTTTACATTGTCATTTTGGGATTCCTTTAGCAGCAATTCCATTACATTAATAGCAGAGTCTTGCAAATTCTCAAATCTCTTGTTAGCTGACCTTGTTAAAAATTCTGAAATGTCCTGTTTCCTTCTGTCTAGCTCAGCCATAAAACACTTGTTTTTAGTTTTCCATTCCCATATACTTTTTCTTTTATTACCAATAGCGTCTTCAATATCCTTTAATTTGTAGCCTTCTAGCAACATTTCAATACATTTAGATTGTGCTACTGTTAACTCACTATTATTATATTTTTCCATCATTTTCTCACCCCATTCTTATAAGAACTAGTAACATCTTACCTAATTTAAAAAAGGTAATCTTTCATACCTTTAAATATTTCTTTTCTCTTCTTACTCCTCTAAATGTTTCATAACTTATTGGTTTTTCTTTAGCCATTTC